GTCGGAGATTGTGACCTGAGAAATACCAGACTCCAGGATTTGTTTCTGCAAACTTTGTAACGCCAAGCGCTCCGCTGTTCGCCTCTTCTTTGAATTCTTTCGCCAGATCATCTCGTGACTTTTTTGCAATCTCTTTGATAGGTCTTTTACCAAGCTCCTCGTAGTCTCCTTCTTTAGAACAATATTTGATGTTGGCGCCAGCGCCTCCTCTAGCAACTTCAAGATGGACGCCATGTGGGAGTCGACGTAGTGCGTTAGAGCACTCAATTCTGGATCGAAATTGGATGTATCCCTGCAGATGCTTTGTACCAGATTTCCCAACTTCGCGACCGAAGATTGTGTAGCTTGCATATTTCTCATGGCAAGACTTGAGTAGCTCAATTGCTTCGGCATCATAGTTGTTGAGGGTGAAGCAGAAGTTTTTTGCAAAGGATCTTTTGGTGGCTCTAGGCATTGTAGGTGTGTTTGTAACGCTCGCAGGATGGCTCGCTCTTATAGATGTAGTTCCTTGTTCAACAAGCTCAGATCCGTAGTTCACGGATCTAGCCACATGCAGACATGATGTCATGCATGACGGAGTGGCACCCAAAAACGGGTTTGGGAGGTAATACTAGCCCAAACCCTTCAAGATCGGGTGCCACAGGACCCACCTAGTTCGCGAGATTCGCATCGCCGCAAAATGACATGCTGTAGCCAGTCTGGTAATTAATAGTTATACTAGCCGCATTGTAAGTGTTGTATACACACACAACCCAATATAATTGATGTCTTCCTTGTAAGAAATCTCCACGATCCATTCTTCGAGGATGGAGTCGGTGATCAATCCTGACCGCTCCATTAAAATCTAAATATCCTTCTCTTGCAGAAACACAAGTTCCATATACTCTTGGAGAATCTGATTGACTTCTTGGATCAAATGTTAAATTTTGAGTGGCTGATATTGTTGGTGGAACTTGATCACTTGAAAATAACCAAGCTCTATAGAATATCTGCTCTTGACTCTCATTAATCAATTGTAAATATATATTTCCACCTCTTATAACAAATTGTCCACTTTCACTAAATTGTGGTGCTGATAATGTAGTATCAGCTGTAAGCAGATTGGGTGTATTATAAAAAGTATTATGAATAGCTGGTAACCCAACTGCTCCGCCAAGTGAGGCATTAGTACCAGTAGCAATAGTACCAACGGCGTTAGCTTCTGTACGCCATTTCATGAGATGTAATGTATTCCTCCATAACATTTTTCTAAAACTTTTAACGGGCATTTTGCGTCCTCTATAAGGAGCATTGTATCGATTTGCTGAGCTATTGCCGGTAGCAACAACTCGCTCACGACGTCCACCAATTCTTTTTCTCTTGAATATCCTTCTCCTTCGAATAATCTTGCGTTTGTATCTCCGGGGAGCCGGAGCATACACTCTTTTACGTTTAAAGGCCATCAGGGCAACTCTTGTAAGAGGGCCTTTCGGTTTGCCTTGAACAGTCGGGTGTGTGCGTACACTTTTTGCGTGGGTACGGGTGAGATGTTTGTAATGGGTGATGGTCTGGGGTATTTATAGGCTTTTAACATTGTTGGATCGTCTGGGCTAGGTATTTACCATAACCGCCACCTGCATTCCGGCCCACCGCCGACAATTCTTTTGATGGGCTTTTTATTGTTGGGCCTTCGGCCTACACATAATTTGTAATAACCTTCCAGTCATAGCTGGGCTTTTATTCATAACTTGTAATTGAAATTACATTAACCTTCCATATGCGTCACCGCTAGTCGGCGACGTAATGCAGGTAGTTGAACATGAGGAACTTGAAAATTGTCCGTGAAGCATTCTTCAGGACTAAAATTACTAGTAACAATAAATCTTGTAACATGTAGGGGACACATGTCCCCCTTCTGCTCCACCAGGCACTTGTAACGATCAAACCATCGTAGAAGATGGTTGATATCTATTCCACCGGGGCCGAAGTCATCAATAATACATGTTGTTTCTAACATGTATCCATTCCACCACTTAGTTCGTGGATCTTTAATGTAGGCGTCTGGGAGAGCTCCATGGGCGTAGCGCGACTTTCCAACTCCAGGGGGTCCGTAGACCCACTCGACGTGGATGTCGTCTCTTGTAACTGGAACAGCGACGGACAAGAAGTTCCGTCGGAGATTGTGACCTGAGAAATACCAGACTCCAGGATTTGTTTCTGCAAACTTTGTAACGCCAAGCGCTCCGCTGTTCGCCTCTTCTTTGAATTCTTTCGCCAGATCATCTCGTGACTT